AGATAATATAGTTAATATAATAGAGAATTTATTTTTCCTATTTTTTAGTATCAAAGAAAGCCGCTCAAAAAAACAAGCTTTATCGATACTTATACTATATTTCAAAACCCACTATAATAATTCTATTGTACTCGGTCTTAAAGACTTTTTAGTCGATAATGATTTCTTTACATCTGATGAAATTATAGACGTAGAAATTGAAACGGAGACTAATCCCAATGTTGAGCACGATATTTTTAACGGTCCATCTATTAAGGATCGTATGGATTTCGAGCATCAATCTTCTACACAACCAACTTGGTTGACAACTTTAAAAAATTGTCACAAGAATTGGTCTCTTGCCAAAAGCGTGCCCGCTTTTAGTAAGGTTTCAAAACTTATTTCCATGTTGGCCGCCTTAGGGCTTTGTGAGTTATCTCACTTCAATGTAGACTTCAATGGAGTCCGCATTTTTTCCATAGGAGCATATAGCAAACATGTTAGTGCACCAGATCTTATGTCAGCATTACTTGATACTGTTGTTTATTTTGCTGAAGGAGCTTATAAGTTCTTTGAGACTGGTGATATTACTACTTTTCTGTACACCGATTCAGATGCTATGCAATTCGAAGAAAATTATTTTAAAATCTGTGAAATGAGTAATTTTGTTCGCTGTGGAAATTTGTCTAAATTCGAAGATGGACAAGCTACTGAGAAAGAGTATGATCTCTTATTAGTTAAAACTATCGAGAGTGGACAGTCTATTCTTAGAGGACTTAGCGGTCCTGAGAAAACTATTATGTCTACTAAATTTGAGAAGTTACGAAAACTCAGAGCAGATTTTGTTCAATATAGAACTTCTGGACAACTTAGGATGGCACCTTTTGGATTATATATTCATGGTGCGTCCGCTGTAGGAAAATCCTACGTTTCAGCCTTGCTAATGCGCTTATTACTCAAAATGAATGATTTCGATTGTAGTGATGAGCGCCTCATGACTCTTAATCCTAGTGATAAGTTCATGTCAAATGCGAAATCTTTTGTCAATGGTATTTTCCTTGATGATGTAGGTAATACTAAACCTGATTTTTGCGAAGAGGCTTTTACACAACGTATGATTGACCTTATTAATAACATACCATATTATGCCAATATGGCAGAATTGGATCAGAAGGGTAAATTAGCCCTTGAACCCAATGTGGTAGTTATGACCAGTAACCTCATGCTTGATCGACTTGCCCGTATTTATTCTAATGATGTTATGTCTATTATTCGTAGATGTAATATACACTTAACTGTTTATGTTAAACCTGAATATTGTATACATGGTAATCAATTAAATTCCGAAAAAGTACGTAATGATTTTGGAGCTAACCCTTATCCTGACGTATGGGAATTTGATTGTTTTATTGCAGACAACACCGATGATCCTAAGGGAGAGTTAAAGAAATTATTTGATGAAAGAATATCTTTAGTCGAAGTTATTGCTCTTTTACAGGAACATTCTGCAAGGCATTTTAAGAATCAATTTGTGGTTGTGGAAAATTCAAAAAATTTAGGCGATAAATTGGAACTTTGTCCATTGTGTAGTTTACCGACACCTATGTGCAAGTGTTGCCAATTTGGTATAGACTTACCAGCTGAAATTAAGAAATCCGTAGATTGGATTCTAGACCATCGCGTTTTAAATGTTTTGTATATTTTCCAGGACAATCAGATTTATTCTAAACACGTTTCTACAATTATCGCTTTTTTAAAAAGACAAGATAGATGGGAAGGACCGGATACTTTTCGTAATTTTGGTCATTGTTCTATTCTTTTTGCATTGTTGTGGTATCTTTTCTTTTCCGCTATTAATTTTATATGGTTTATTTCGGCCATATACTTTTATTTATCTTCTTTTTATGTCTTTTATAAAACTAAATTAATTGCCATATCAGAATTTCACGGAACAGTTAAATACGTGTTTAAATCTGTTCGATCACAAAGAGCTAAGAAATTTTTTGCTTCTTGTGTCATCGTTGCAATAGCATATAAACTTATTAAACGTTATAGAGCTTTTTTGCAATTTCAAGGTAATTTGCTTAATCCATCCGCTGAAGAAGTGGATATTAGGGATAAAGAAGCAAATCCTTGGGTCGGTGCATATGTCCAGCCCGTACCCCAAAATCTTCATATACAATGTAGTAAAGAACAACTTATAAATAATGTTGAATCTAATCTATGTTATTTGAGATTACCTTACCATCCTGATGGTGTTGCGTTTTGTAATATATTTTTTTTAAAATCAAATATTGCTGTAATTCCACAACATATGTGGCATGCAGAAGATATGAGATATGAAGTGTATCACACACAACGAGTAGTAGCTAATGGCGATACCGCTCCACATAAGCGTGGACACGGTATACTTAGCCGTTTGCACTCCTACCACATTCCTGGTACTGATCTATGTATTGTATACGTTCCAGGATGTGGAACTTGGCGAGATGTAACAAGATTTTTGCCAGATTCTAAGATAGGAGATACTCATGCAACTATGCTATATAGGCGTAGTGATGGGACTACTGTAAGACTCAGTACATATATGAAGAAGTCTGATATTGTTAGAGTTAAGAATTTAGAATATTCTGGATATACTTATGTTTTACCTATAGATACTTTTTGTGGTCTATGTATGGGAACTCTAATATCAGACACCAAACCCTCTCTCATTGCAGGCTTTCACCTGGCTGGCAATGGCAAGCATGGTGCTTCGGGCTTTTTAACCAAAAATATGGTTGAGAATGCTTGTTCACAGTTAAGTAAAATTAATTCAATTTTATTACCACACAGTGATGGAAATTTTCCAGAAAAACAATGTGGTGTAAAACTTTTGGATAGAACTTCTGTGCACCAAAATTCCTGCGTTAATTACATACCAGTTGATGGAGTTTTTAATGTATATGGATCTTGTCCTGGGAGGGCCACTTATAGGTCCGAAGTTGTAAAATTACCTATATCTGATGATATTACAAGGGTCTGTGGAGTGCCTTGTTTATGGGGAAAACCCAAAATGCACCCTTGGAAGCCTTTTTACGTAAATTTACAGAATACTTCAAACCCCTCTCTCGGTTTTCCAGCCCAAGCTTTAGAATGGGCAGTTAATGATTGGCTTGAACCGATGTTGAAACTAATCAAGCAAAAACCTTGGAACAAGTCTGTTAGGCCTTTGACCGAAGTTGAAACCGTGAGTGGCATCGATGGGCAACGTTTTATGAACGCCATGGTAGGTAGTACCTCCATTGGCGTTCCTTTGAGCGGACCCAAGAAAAATCATATGCTTGCATTGAATCCTGATAACCATCCAGGACATGCATGCCCTATGGTTTTTGATGAAACTATAATGATTGAAGTTGCACGTCTTAAAGCTGCATATCTTAGTGGAGAGCGCGGATATTTTATATTGAAAGCGTCTCCTAAAGATGAAGCTACTAAATTAGATAAGGATAAAGTTAGAATTTTCTTTGGTTGTCCTGGTGCTGCCTTATATATTTTGAGGCAATATTTACTCAGTATTATTCGTTTTATCTGTATGAACCCACTTGTTGCTGAATGCCTGTCGGAATAAATTCACATGGTCCCGAGTGGGACCAATTGGCAAAGCATGTTACCAAATATGGTAAAGATCGCATATTAGCGGGTGATTACAAGGCATACGATACTCGAATGTCGTCTCAACTTACTTTAGCTACATATAATATGTATGTTAAGATTGCTGAGGCTTCTGGCAATTACACTCAAGATGATATAATAATTATGAAGGGTGCGATTACTGATTCTTGTTATCCTTTCATTTCTTTTAACGGAGATTTGATTTCTTTGCATGATTTACACATTTCCGGCACACCTATTACGGCTGTAGCCGGTAGTGGTGCTAATTCGTTAATTCAAAGATGTGCCTATTATACCGTCACAAAACAAGAAAACAAGAAGTTGGAAAAATTTCGTGATATTGCTTCTATTCAAACTTTCGGAGACGACACTGAAGGCAGTGTTGCAGAGAGAGCAGAACATTTCAATTTTATTTCACTTCAGAATTTTCTAGCCGAATCTGGTATAGAGTTTACCATGCCTGACAAAAAGTCAGCTCCCAAAAAGTTTTTACACATTGATGAAACGGATTTTCTTAAAAGGAGAAACGTTTATTGTGAAGAATTAGATCAAATTATGGGTGCATTGGATAAACAATCTATTTTCAAGTCATTGCACTGCGTTTTAAAGAGTAAACACGTTACTACTTTACAACAAGCGCAAATGAACATTGATGGAGCTATCAGAGAAATCTTTTTACATGGTAGAGATGAGTACGAAACTCTTCGAGCCCAATTGAAAGAAGTAGCTACCAGAAACGATGTGCACGGTTGCCTTATGTTAGATGTTTCATATGATGAACATATGCAAAACTATAAGGAAAAGTACTATGGAGCAGAACCTGAAACAAAAGAAGTCGGAGAAATTTTCGATTTCACTTTTCAATCCGGAACCGAACGTTACCTTTCTCCTAAAGATTATTCCCGTTCACGTTATGTGGCCAAGAGAGCCGCACAACGGGATTTCGATAGGAAGAAAGGTTGTGTTTTTGAGTATGAGGATGAAACAGTTAGAGTTGTACGCAGGCATCATGCTTCTAACACCATAAGAGGTGTTGAGGAACTTCCCAGTTTTTTTGCTATGAAGAAAAATCAACGAACAACTAACTTCTTTGATTTATTGAGGATCATGCCACATAAGCCTTGTTTTTATGAGTCTGAAATGATTGCACCCGGTCATTTACCCTTAGGGGATATTGACCTGGGCTTTTTTGTTGGTGGTGATAGAGAATTTGCCATTTTTGAGATGAAAAAGACTCTTCACAAAGGTTGTTCTTCAAAAAATCGTCGCCAAGTCGAAGCTATGGTGAGACATTTATCTTTTTACAATAGGGATGCCATTTTTCATGGTTTTCTAGTACGGGGTACAAAGATTCACCATGTTGCTTCTTCTGGTGAGCCGTGTAAGAAAGTATGTAAGACGGAATTGTTCCTTCGCTGCTATTCTGGTGTGATATTATAATAGTTACTTTCACGGCTCTGACCTGGCGAGGTCATTAAATATACGCTTCTAGACCTGACGAGGTCTCTAAAAATACGTTTTCCCTTGGCATTAGGTGTATAATGCCGCTCCACCCCACTGATTACGATAGAGTAAAAATGATTTGTCTGTGTTAATTTTAGCTCTAGCGCTTTGGGGTGTGTGTATATTATTGCATATAAACAGACGTCCTTTGGAGAGTGAGTCGCTCCATAGGTACTAATACGAACTTACTTTAAATGATAAAAACATAAATATAACTATGGCAGAAGGATATATTAAAGAGCAAAATGTTTCTTTTAACGATCAATCTGCAGGATACAAGTATGAACTTACTTCAAATATTGATAGTACTCGTACTAATACTGACGCTAATGATGTAGATTTAGGCAACTTTTTTGAAAGGCCCTTGAAAATAGCGTCCTATGAATGGTCTACAACTATTACTCTGTTTGAAGCTTTTAATCCTTGGACTTTATTTTTAGAGAATCCAAGAGTTGCTAACAGAATCAGTAATTATAAACTACTAAAAGGTAAATTGCACGTAAAATTCATGGTAAATGGCAATGCGTTTTACTATGGTAGATTACTAGCCAGTTATCAACCTAGACATTTGTCGGATGATCTTACTGTTAATAGAGCCTTAGTTTCTGCTGATAATGTAGAAGCCAGTCAGAGACCGCATATTTTTATTGATCCATGCACTAACCAAGCTGGAGAGATTACATGTCCTTTTTTGTGTGACACGGATGCCCTAAATATTCCTAAAGGAGACTGGAGGAAAATGGGAGAAATGTCACT